CAACATATACTGAATTGTGTTTGCCTTATCCTTGTCGGTTTGGTCTTCGGGCTTCAAGTATACGGTTAATGACGGGTTCTTTAATGATGCGGATAGTGATAGGATTTCCTCAATTCTCGGCACACCACGGGTCACATTGGACTTTGATGCGACACCGGCAAAGTGGAAAGTGTTCAGGGTCATCTGAGTTGTCGGCTCACCAATGCTCTGCGCCGCAATCATTCCCACCATTTCACCAGGTGCGACAATTGCGCGCTTATAATCAAGAACAATCGTAGCCAACAATATTTCCAACGCCTTCTGGTTGAAACGCTTATTCATTAGCAAATCCTTGGGCGATAAGTAGTAATAATACAGGACTTTGAATAATTCAGTGGGTGGCGCATAATGTATTTGTTGTAACTTGGCAAATGTGGCCTCAATCATCTCAAATGCTTCTAGCATGGTAATATCGACAAGCGAGTTGACATTGATGTTTTGCTGGCCAATGGTGTTCTGAATGATGTAAGAGAATGCTACTGGGACGCGGACAACTTTATCTGACTTGTAACCAAAGATGTTCTTGATAACATTGTCGCGCTTCTCAATCATATAATCTGTATAAAACTTGCATTTCTCTTTTAACTGTTCCTCCTGCTTCTTGTAACGAGTATAGGTGCTCTTGGTAAACATGCCAGTTAATGACTTGGTTTTAGTCTTCTCTTCAGGCACGTTGTAGTGACCATAGATTTCCTGGACGCTCATTTCCACAATATGAAGCTCTTGGTTTTCAACCTTGATTGTATCAATATTATCATCGCCATATGAGAACTGGACAATCTTGCTCTTATTGGTTCTGATTGTCATATCGTAGTTGACCATCAAATCCTCAAGACCCTTGATCAGTCTTCTCTGGATATAACCAGTAGTAGAAGTCTTAACGGCAGTATCAATGAGACCAATACGACCACCCATTGCGTGGAAGAAGAGCTCTTGGGGCGACAGACCATTAATATAAGAACTCTCTACGAATCCACGTGCTGCCGGTGAATCATCATACTTGTGAAAATGGGGCAGCGTTCTGTGTTCGAATCCGTATGGAATGCGCTTACCGTCTACGTTTTGTTGACCAAGGCAGGCGGTCATCTGTTGGATATTAATTTCAGTGCCTTTGGATCCGGCATTGAACATGATTACGAAGCGGTTCTCCTTGTCCAAATTCTTGAGGGCTTCTCTGCCTGCCTCTGATTGTGCCTTGCTGAGAATGTTGTTGATTTTGGTCTCAAACTCTTCTTCATTGGACTTTCCTGAGTTGTTCTCGAATATGCCAATTTGGACCTGGTCAATCAGATTTTTGACATCGGTCTTTTTGTCCGAAATAATACTGATGATTTTTTGGTTGGTCTTGTCGTCCGTAATCAAATCACTGATGCCGACGCTGAAACCACTTTGCTTCATGTATTCGGTGACAATGTTCTGGATGTCGTCAACAAATTCGGCTGACGCCATATTGCCGTAATCGTTACAGACGCGGTGAATAAGACCTTTGGTGCCGGAGCCGAGGATACCCTTGTCCATTTGGCCGCGGACATATTTGCCGTTGATTATTTCAATAATGTTATTTGAACTGTCGGTCTTTTCGGTCTCTCCGTTGAATTGTTTGTTCTTCACTTTCAAGGACATTGGCGGCAAGATTTGCGACATTATCTCGAAATTGGATATACGGTCGCTGCGCTTCTTGTCCTTTGAAAACGGATTGACGCGCTTGAACATCATTAATAAATTCATCGCGTCTTTCTGTGTAAAACTTATATTCTCTCTTGTAAATCTGTAGCAACCAAGCATGGAATCCTGATAGATGCCGATGATTGACGAGTTGTTGCCTGGACTGATTATCTGGTATGGCACTGCGGCCAAATTCTTTAATTCCGCTTCGGACTCCGGGTCCTGCGGCATGTGAAGATTCATCTCCATTTGATTTTTGTGACCATATATGCTCACAAAATTAAACAGACCCTCAAAGTTTCCTAAGAGGACGGACTATACCTTGTGCTTCATCAGGCTGGTCAAGCCATCATTTGAAACCCGCTTCCATCTAGTCTCTGAGCCTTCCCCATACTCTTACCATAACAAGGTTAGGGGCTTGGTTGCTGATTATCCAATCCATTCACATTTTTACCATTGGGTTCGTCAATTAAACGAGTTCCTCACAATTGTTTCCAAGAGTGAGTGGTAGTGAAGGCTCTAAGGATGTTCCAGCAGTTTGAAAACGTTGCCATTCTAATATATCTAATATAAATTTTCTTGCTCTATTTTTTATTTCTTCTATAGTTTCATATTGTCCTACAAAAGTAGTTCGCATTTTATTAATAGTGACTCTAATATATTCATAATTTAATGTATTGTTTTTTATAATATGTATGTATTTGTCAATATTGTTATCAATTGGTATATTTTTATATTTTTCAAATCTATTTATTGCGTGTATTTTTTGAACTCTGCCCATATCATCTTTTCTAACTTGTAGGTCACTTTTGTATTCGGTTAAACGGGTTGAAATTAGTTGTTTTGTTTTTTCACTTCTTTTCAGATTAGGATTTAATATCATATCAGTTTTTGGTTTGAAAACCTCTTCTAATATAATTTTTTTGCCTTTTTCAAAACCACCTTTTTGACCACCATTTGTTAAGTTATAACCATTTGGGTATTTTGTATTTAGTTCACTAATATACTTAATTTCATAATAATCTAAATCTATTACGTCACAAGTAACAATTAGTTCACATTTAAAATTCTCTACCCCATATTTGTTAAAAGCACTATTTAAATAGCTACACGAACAATTAAAATTTATTCTTTTTGATTCGCTTATATGACTATTAAATCTGCCCATATGCCCAAATGGTCTATATTTACCGTTATTCAAGTAATGACTTCTAGTTTGTCCAATATACATTTTATTTGTTATTAAATTTGTTATTTTATATATTTCACCAATAATTTTATGCGCTTCTTCCTTTTCTAGTAAACTATCCATTATTATATTTAATCAAGAAATATTTATATTATTTTATTATATTTGAATGACTAGACGATTATATTGGTTCAACCAATGAACCAGTAGATATTACAACGTTTTCCTTATTAAGTATTATCTACAACTTAATAAGCGGTCGCCTGTTGGGGACAAGATGAAATTTTATCCCCGTCAAAATCAGCATTGTACGGCTTGGTGTCCGCAACGTTCATCCTGAACGTATCTCCGCGCTTCATAATGCGCGCAATATGACACATCATACTCATTCTATGTAAAGTCGGTTGTCTGTTAAATAGGATGGCATCGCCATCCATCATATGACGATGAACAGTGTCACCCTCTTCCAAAACAATTGACTTCCTATCAAGGTATTTCAGTGTCACCGATTCGCCATTCTTCTTCTCCAAAATCTTAGCACCGGGCCACACATCGGGTCCGTTTTGCACCAATTTCGTCAAGAACGCCTTGTTCACACGATTCACCCTTACAGGCTTGGTAATATTTTTCGCTATTTTCATAGGAATTCCTAACTCACGAATTGAAATATTCGGGTCCGCAGTGATGACCGAACGCGCACTAAAATCAACACGTTTGGCCATCAAATTGCCCCTCATTCTGCCGCCCTTACCATTCAATCTGTCTTTAATCGACTTGAATGGTCTGCCAGAACGCTGAGCAACAGGGTTGGAACCAGGCAACTTATTATCAACCTGACTGGCAACATGATATTGTAAGACAGTCGTCCAATCATTAATCACATTTTCAGGCGCATTATTCTGTATTTTGTCCTGAAGCGTCTTATTTGTTTTAATAATATTCACAAGAATATGACTTAAATCGTCTTCAGAACGCTGCTGCGCATCGTGCTTCACAGAAGGTCTTACGGCAGGCGGTGGCACTGCTAAAACCTGACAAATCATCCAATCTGGACGCGACCACAAAGGACTGAAACCCATAAAGGTGACATCCTCATCGGAAATGCGCTTAAATATCTTGAGAACCAATTCAGGCGTCATGGGTATGACAATATTCTCATCACCCTCTTCGCTTGTATTAGTCCATTCTGCGAATAACGACGCGAACCCTTCTTTTCTAATTTTCTTTGGTTGAAGACAACCACAACCGTCTTCCGTATCTTCTCCGCAGCGCTTAATGTCCTTGTTTAATTCAAAGACATACTTCCATCGTGCCTGAGATTGCATTTTTAGCGCTTGCTTGTATTTCTCTTTTGACACCAATAGTTTACTACACTTGAAGCAAACGCATCGGAGAATTTTCTGAATAGTAGACAAATATTGAATGTAAAAGACGGGACGCGCCATTTCAATATGTCCAAAGTAACCCGGGGTTTGCATATAATCTAAACCATCTGTAGGGCAGATTAAACCAGGTTCTAAAACCCCCATCCTGGGGTCAAACAGTCCATTGATTACTGGCTTATTGTTTATATATGTATCGCGACTCGTAATTTCGGCTACAGAGCCTTTCCGAATCTCTTCGGGCGATAATATACTAAACTGGATGCCGATAATCTTGGAGCAATTGGTATTTTTCATGTTTCTGGAACTTTGCGACATTCTTATTATAATACTATAAATAATATTTAGATTGTTTCAAATCAATTTTATTTTATTTTGTTTCATTCATTTCATTTTAAATAAAATGTGTTTATATTGTTTTTATTTATTTTTTATAAGACAGTTTTTATAACACAGTTTTTATAACACAGTTTTTAAAAAAAATTGATTTAAAAAATAGGATATAAAACGAATTTATAATATATTACAACCCACCCACATTTATAAGATGCCAAGAGACCAAATCAAGATGAGTAAGACTGATAAGAAGAATAAGAAGTCTGATGACAGACGTCGGAAGCAGATTGAGAGTGATTCATCGGACAATGACTCTGAATATTACACAGACGAATCTGAAGAAGACGACGAAATCGACCAACATGAATATAGAAAATTCTTGGCAAAGATGTTCCCGTCAAAACATATGAATAAGAAAGTAAAGGCTGGTGAAAAGCTAAAGAAGGCTTTGAAAAGGGAACAAGAATCAGATGAAGAGGATGAATCGGAATCGGAATCGGATTCAGATTATGTGCCTTTGAAAAAGAAGAATAAAAAGAATGATAAAAAGGATGATAAAAAGAAGAGCACGTCGAGTCGGTTAAGACGTAAAAAATACGAGACTGAATCGGAAGAAGAATCAGAAGAAGACGACGATTATGAGACTATTACTGAATCAAGCGAAGAAGCAGATGAAGATGATTATGAGACTATTTCTGAATCGGAAGAAGCAGATGATGAATCTGAAGAAGAAGAAGATGACGAAGTTGTTCAAGTGAAAAAAGGAAAAAACAAGAAACAATCTGGAAATTTCAATATCATATTATCAATTGACGCCAATAAGTTAAAAAATGATGACGACTCAGACGACGAGTATGAAACTTATTTTGAAGATGATGACGATGACTGCGACGATGACAGTGAAGCACCTACTGAAAACGAAGATGATCCGATTAGTTCAGATGAAGATTCTGAGGATTTAGAAGAAGAAGAGGAAGAACCAGTTTTAAAGAAAAAGGGCGGCAAGTCAAGTAATGAAAATGTCAAGCTAGTTACAACTGAAAAGTCGAAAAAGGAAGAAGTCGACTTGCTCGCTGTTTTGAAAACG